CTACCTATATTAATTTTCATCAACACAGTAGAAGCTCACACGCATGCGAATCGTACCTGCGGTTTGAGCTGTCGCAACAGTACCTGCAAGTGTCACAACTAATCTAGGCGCAGTTCCTGAGCCATAGAGATAGTTAGTGCCAGTAGAAACAACACCCGCGGTCAAACCTTGTGCAATGTTAATTACTTGACGTATTTGGTATGTTGCTGATGTAATGCCGGTTACACCCATAGGAGCTGCACTGATAAATCTAGTAGCAAGATTTGCATCTCCTACGCTAAAAGTACCGGTTGGTGTAGCATTAGTATCTAATACTGGGGTAATAACTTCTACCTCAGCGATACGAATGCCATTTGCAGGCAAAGCATTAGCCGGAGTCGTAAATGTGTCTCCAGTAACTACTGCACCCGCTAGAGTGTATTGGAACTCGATTGTATAGAGCATTCCAACGGATGTTCTCGCTGGAAATGAACTATCTGGCACGAGTGAAGAAAAAGCATAAGCTGTAGCCATAATTATTACTCCTATATTGAACTATAGTTAACGGAAACAATCACAGCATTATCATTGCTATTGAAGATGATTTTCTTAATTCCGAAAATCCCCATCATTGCAATACGCTGTAAATTCCCGACGTCTTGAAAATCGCTTTTGATGATAAAGCCAGCTACGTCAGCCTTCCCATCTGTATAGCCTTTCCCAAACGCAATCCCGCCAGCATCGCGGCCAGTGAAGATATTACGCCTAGAATTGGCAACAGCCGCGGAAGTCCCAGAGTCAACACCGTTAGGTATCTTGTCAGAGTTAAATACGCGAGTTTGAGAGAAGATGAACGAACGCTGCATCTCACCTTCACCACGACCAGAAGTAATCAACGCTTGTTGAATATCTCTGTACTGTAGAGAAGCTGAAGCATCTGTTAGCAAGTCCATATAACATTGTGTGTGTACGTAATAATGGTATTTGATTTCAGAAGTTTCAGAAAGTGGGCGTATGTACGGACGTGCTGTTTGTGCTGTAGTTTCGCAAGTCAGAATGTCCGTAAGCTTAGCAGTTGCAGTTGTATCAGCGGCTACCGCTTGGTCAGTCGTAAGTCCATTTGGTCTTATGATACGAGTTACACCACTTGTCGTAGATGGAGCAACAGCAGCATTTAGCCCTGTGATCTTAAGTCTGTCATTACCAGAATATGCTACACCATCATAAGTAATGGTCGTTGCAGTATTGCCGGCTAGCTGATTAAACGCACCAAGAAGGCCACGGGTTTTCATCCATTCAGATTCAACACGGTATGTATCTTCTGGAATGTCATAAAGCACACGTTGAGCATCGATTGTGTACGCAGCTGGGTTTTCCACCACAATACGTAGTTGGTCAATGTTCACGTTATCAGTGAAGTATGTAAGTGCTGATTCAAGACCTGTAGCAGATTGCATACCAAGTAAACCTTGGTCTGTAAGTCTGTTTAGGAATGAAATAGTCACGCGGTCGCCCGCGGTCTTAGATGTGTTGTCTACGCGGCGTAATGTGCCGGCTTTCATCATCTGTCCCAACATCTCAGTATCCGTAACAAAATCATAGAGGGTACGTTCCGACCATAACTTTACGACCGATGCCGAGTTGGTATTAAACGTGGTTACTGCCATGTTGAATGTCCTCGTAAAGGTTGAAATATGTAAATATCTCTTGCCGTTCACGAGGTGGTTTACCGAGGGTACCTTAGCTCGAACCTTTTAGGGAGTTGCTTATCTCCGTTGGCTTTATCGTTGCCCAAATGCAAGTATGGCTCTGCCTATATTCCCTAACTTGGTATAAAAAGCCGGAAACAAACAAAGCTGTTATATTACAATAACTTATACATATTAAGGAATCAACAATTATATTATCTCAATCTCTCCAGCATTTTATGGAAAGACTCTGGATTGACCCCAGATAATGGATTGCCAGACTTATTCATAGCTGAAGCTATGTCAGTAGGGATATGACCAAAACTACTGTTATTGCCCAAATTACCAGTATTGGCACTACGTTCCATGTTTTTGTTGATCGCCGCGATATTCTTGGTGGGGGCGCTTTTTGAGGACGCTTGAGGTGTGTTGTAGCCATATGTTTTTGCCATTTTATAAATTGTATCTGCAGCATTTTTCCCGCTATTTAGAGAGCGTGTCAGTACATCACGTAATTTAGCTCCGACATATTCATTAGCAGTACGTTCATCACCTAACAAATCTTTTGCGATATTAAATTCTACGTCTTGAACATGCTTCATAGCTTGATGGAAATCAGGGTGTTCTTTAGCATATGCGGCCTCTTGAGCTACTACCATATTATGATATTGCATCTCTTGAGTGCGTGTTTGTGTCTCATGAGCTACATTTGCTAGTTGTGTTTTTAACAAATCTATTTCACGTTTAGCATAATTATAAGTTTCGGTATCTAATGGATCTATATCTTCTGGAGTATGAAGTGTACTTTGTTTTTGCTGTACTTCTACTTGTTGCTGTTTCTGAATATCGGTGAGCATTTGTAATTGAGTTTGCGCACGAATACGCTCATCGCGTTCTTGGAGGAGTTGTGCCTCTATACTTTTGCGCTTTTCAAGTTCTTGATTAAGACGTGACTTGGGCACCATATGGCCTTTAACTTCAACTTCTGGCTCTACATCCAGTTCTCCGGAATCTCCGGATAGCTCATTAGTGTCAGCGACATTAGTGTCGTCAACATCCGATGTATCCTCGGTAGTTGCGCTTTCACGCGTTGCCTGCTGTACATCTTGTGGTATTTCTTCTCTGGTATCTGCAGAATCTTGTTCGGATTCATTACTTATCTTCGCAAGCGCGGCTCTGAAATTATCTTCACTATTGAATACTGTTGCATCGAGTTGGGTTATCTTACCTTCTTGTGGTATATTATCAGTCATAATTCTCCTATAATTGCTGATTAAATATTGCTGCTATGCGTCTATCCATTTGTTGATGAGTGAAATCTGTAATCTTAGCGACCTCAGCGGCCGCTTTAGTTTCAGTTAAGTTGATATCCGCAATCATCTTCATTGGCGTATAACGCATATTTTGCTCTTTTTCCATGGCCTCCATCGTCAATTTATATGCTGATGCAGCCTTGAAGTCAGCTTCAGTGGTGAGTAGACGTTGATTAACTGGATCTGGTTCCTGCGGCGGTGGTGGCTGGATCATAGCCTTAAGTTCTTTAACAATGGATGCATCAAATGGAGCGTATTCTAGTATAAGAGGCATTAAATCTATTGGATTTGGCTTATTAAGCATCACAGATTGCATTTCTAGGAGCTTCATAAATGTTTCTTCCTTCTGATCAGGAGACATTGGCATCTCATCGATCACAACATCGTATTCAGCTGCGATATTATCGCGTAATAGAGGTACAAATTGCTCGTTTACCTCGCCTAGCACATTATGAATCAGTCTGCCTTCGTTATTTTCAGCGAGAACTCGTACACAGTCTATATATAGACGTGCTTGTTCCTGTAGATATGATCTTCTCGCATCAAAAAACGTACTCAGCGTAGTTAGACCTTGTTTAATTTGCTGGCGTAGGAAGCTACTATTCTGTTCTTTGGTATTCATTATACCCATAAGCTCGGGTGTAACGCCACACACAGCCATAATCTGTGCATCTGAGTATTGGATCATTTCCAAAATGCCTTGAGGTAGCGGTGGAGCTACCTTAGGCATAACTTTACCTGTAGATAAGGCTCCGGGTTCATAAACAGAGACTTGTCTAGCTTTGGTATAAGTATCTAAGAACCCTTGGAGATCAGATACAGCATCGCGTTCGATGTTGACGCCACCCTTAGGTATTGTATTTAGAAAACCTTGGTAATCCGATATCACTTGATTAAGCACCCTTTGCGGCGCTTTGCAAGCACGTAGGAGGCCAAAATCATATTGAGTGAGCTCTGAAAAGTCTCCGGTCATAAATTTCACTGAGAAGCCTTCCTGTGAGTAATTCTCAGATTTACTAACAACATTATTCCCGGTGATTATGGCACGGAAATATTTATACATGTATTGCGTGGCATAAGTAACCTTGATGCCAAAGAACTTCATAGACTCGCGAAACTTATTATAAGCGCCTTTTTCGGTGATTGCGAATGTCTGATCTAGCTTAGGATTAAAGTTGTATTCATCAGCGTAAAATGCAATGGTGGCATCAAGCATGGTTACAAACTCTTCGACGCCGTCCATTGTCATGATGCCACTATCCATTGCTAGCTGCATTGGATCTAAATCTTTAAAGGGATTTTCTACTTGATAGAATGGTTGCTTTTTACGCCATTGATATTCATAGACAACACCAAGTTGTTTCACAGCTAGAACTGCTTGGAAGAATTCTAGTATACGAGCGTCTAAAGCACTGGAATATATATCATTAAAGTACTCAACGCCATATTCTTGACGAATGATATCACGGTTTACTACCTTGAGACGTACCACGTAATCGCTGTCCATCTTATTCTTGCGACGCGATGCAGGATCCCAAAATAGAAACGCAGGCATAACACGTTCTACTCTGAATTCTCCATCATGTGGCGGCTTGCTATAATCCATCAAAGTATCAGTTGCGCCAACTCCGCAGATTAGCATGTCCTGAAAAGCAAGAGTATACTCCAGATCTGCATTAGTCTTCTGTTCTATGTATTTAACGGCATTATTGAGTACATCATTAAAGCCATTCTGCTCTTCATCATTAAGCCTAGGGATATATTTAACATTTAATCTATTCTGTATCTCGAAGCCAACTATAGACTGGATAACAGG